CTGATTGTTATGTTGTTTTTAATGAATGTTTTTATACCAGGCGGTAACTCCTCATTGTTCTCAAGGCGTTCTTTGTAGAAGCCGTGGACTTTGGAAGCGTGTATAGCCATGACGTCTGCCATTTCCCCGTTGTCCTGCATCCAATTCTCGAATACAAGCGGGTCGTCAATGCTATACTTCTTCGTTCGTGTGAGGGAACACGTGCCCAGTCCTGCTATTTTGACGCTCTCGTGGTCGGTTACTTCCATATACTCAACCAGATCGAACACCATTTGACCAATCTCTTCATTGGTCTCTTTCACTTCAGACTCCTGCTGTGCTTTCTTCTTTCGCAGGTTCTTCAGGTCTTCCAGTCCTATTAAGAAGTCTTTGTGGTCGAGCATTTTCTTCCTCCGGTTTGTACCACCTAAAGTGGTCTTGGTAAATCTTGTAATGCACTTCCGGACGTTCGTGATATGCTTTTATCAACACGTTCCAGAATAGTTGTATATCGTCTCTCATTCCTTATCTCCTTGTAGGGCTAGCATACAAGAAATAAATCCCAGAATTAGAATTAGTGCTTTCATACCATCTTCACAATATCCCCGACGACCATGCCGGCCAGAGATTCTTTCTTCTTTAACAGTCTGTGTATTTTCTCGTCGATCGTGCCCCGTGCTAGGATGTCGATGTAGGTGACGTTCCTAGTTTGACCGATTCTGTGGGTTCTGTCTTCGGCTTGCACCCTTTCACCGTAGCTGTAAGAGTTGGACATGAACACGCAGTATGAGGCGCTTGTGAGGTTGATTCCGATTCCGGCGGTTTGGAGCTGTCCAATGAACACCCTGGTGTTGTCATCAGTGTTGAATTGTTTAACTTTCTCAATTCTTTCGTCAGTTCCTCCGTGCACCGATACGTACCCGATACTAAGCTTTCGTAATGCTTGCTCGACCATGGCGATTTCCCTCCTAAAACGACAGAATACCACAACCTTAGCCTTATGCGGTAGACCATCAATGAAATCAATAAGCCAATCAACTTTAGGGTTCTTCTTAAACTCATGTGCTATGCCCTCCGTGTCTTTAGTGAAGCCTGCTGTGATCTGGCTGAACCGCATCAGTCGTGTCAGTACGATCGGTGCTGTTACAACAGCGTCTTTGAACTCGTATATGAAATCTTGTTTGAGTTTGGTGTAAACCTCTTGCTGTTCTTTGGTTATGTCAATGTGTACTACTTGGTAGAGTTTGTCTGGCAGGTCTAGGCATTCGTCTTTGGTCTTACGCACAGCGCACATGTATATGCGACGCTTGAGGTCGTCAAGGTTGCGCCATTGGATAGGTTGTTTGTTCATGTAGCCACCCATAACGGCGTACCGGCCTCTGAAACGATAGTATGATATGCCGAAGATACGTGCGTCAAGTATCTTATACTGGGCGAATATATCCAGTGGCGAGTTCATAATGGGCGTCCCACTCATTATGAGCTTGTTCTTTATCACTGTGGATATGTCGTAGCAAGCCTTTGACTGGAGGGATTTGAAGTTCTTAACGGCTGTACTTTCGTCCAGTATAAGATGATCGAAGCCTTTGTCTCTAAGCTCTTTGTTCAGTGTGCGTGTGCTCTCATAGTTTATGATGTATATCTGTGCGTCCCACGATAGTTTCTTCAAGCGTGCTGATCGGCTTCCCAGTAGCATTATGCACGATAGATCGCTGTGTTTCCTGATCTCGTCAGACCAATTTTCTACCAATGTATTTGGGCATACTACAAGCGCCTTGTACTTCTTATTCTTTTCTATGTTGTATGTTATTACGTCGAGGGCAATCTTCGTTTTTCCGAGGCCAGGTTCTGCGAATAGCCCGTAGTACGCCTCGTCTTTGATGAGGTTAAAGCACTCAAGCTGATGGTCGAAACACTTTGTCTTAAATTTCATTTAGCCTCGCAAATTCTCCATAATGTTTCTTAGCTGCTTCGTTATATGCACGTGCCGCTTGTTCCTCTATAACATAAGCTCCTATATGAAAATTGTTTGTCCCCAACCATATACACGCCTTCCATAGTTTCCTTTCTTTGCTCCAACTAACCCCTTTAAACCTAGAGCTAAACTTTGTCGTTGACTTCTTTTGATTCCGTGTATTTTCAGACATTGTGCATATTCTTAAATTAGAGCGCCTATTATCTAACGGATCTCCGTTTATATGATCCACAACACCGTCAGTAATGCCCATTATAAAACGAGACAGCTCATCTTCTCCAGACCCTTTATAATAGAGGTATCTACATGAGCGCGCGTGCCCACGTCCTAATCCGTTTTCAGCGTAGTGCCATTTCCTAGGTTTTCCGTAGTTTCTATCCCTTTTGTCTCTACGTGTGACCAGTTCGTAGTCTTCGTCATCTATAATAGCGTGTTTTCCTTGTGTGAGTTCAATCTTCAATATCGTTTCCCCCGTGCTTCGCCTTCTCTATTATATGCGTTACCACGTCACTCGCCGTGTACTCCGTGCCCCGTATCCACCATGACTTCTTCTTATTGCTATACGTTACCACTCCGGCATACCCTCCGCACTTGATGATACGGCAGAGAGTGTGCACTTGGAGTGGACTGGGAGAATTGTAGTCTATCTTCATCTCAATCCCACAGAAGCGTCCGGCTACACAGCCGACCACGTCCGGTATGCCTGCGACGTATCTATCGCTGGCTTTCCAGAAGTGTCCGTATTCCTTTAGCTTCCTTAATATAGCGGTCGTTGCTTGGCTCTCGGTCATTTTTTCAATTTGTAATTTAGGCTATCTAGGTCAGCCACAATGCGCTCGTAGTCGTCTTGGGTAATCTCCTCACCTACTCGGTAGGTCAAACTCTTCCCATCAATGAACCAGAATGTTGCTGTGCTAGACTTTCCTATCTCCTCATAGTCATCCTGCACTAATTGTCTGCCTATCTCACCACTGTCCACTAACTTCTTGACGGCTGGTTTGACTGCATACTGTGGCATATCCTTGTCAAAGGACTGGCTCACAGATAGGCTAAGGTTCACAGTAATTCCCTCACGGATTTTGATCAAAGCTGGTACGCTTAAGTTCAACATCACTACTCCTTTGGTTGTGGACTAAGCAGAGTGCGTAAGGGTCACAAACGCACTCGCCCTGTGCTTAGTCGGTGTGGTCGATAAAGGTCAGCGAACAGCGTCGCTTCCCTATATTATTTATTAATTTTTTAACGGGGATTTCGGCATTTTGCTTGGTCGTGTAGACCTCACTTTGCCATACGATTTTTCGGTTGGAAGATTTGATGAGTGACCAAAAGTATACACCTCTGGCGTTGCGTTTTTTGTGGATTTCAAAGTGGTAGGTTATGCTTGTCATCATTTATTCTTCCTTAGATAACGAGCATTATATTCCTGCAGTTTAGTGTTGTCAAGTATTTATTTTGTCGTCGGGCTATTCCTCACTTATCTCTTGGTTGTGTTTGATTATGTCATCTTCGTCCATGCCCTCTTGGTATGCTTGAAGAACCACATCAGTGATATCCTCACGCACCCCTATGGTTAAGCACCTTATCGTGTCGTACCATTTCTCATCTTTGGCTTGTTCTCTGGGCATGCTCACAAACAGCCCCTTTGAGCCGTCCATCACTCTTAAGCCTTTGATCAACAGCACACCATTGACTGTTATGTCTACAAACGCTTTGAGTGGTCGGTCAGTCTCAAAGCGATACATACGCTGTACTTGGATATCTAAGTCCATTGTGTCCTTTCATTAGGGGCATGAGCCGTAACCCATGCCCCGTGTTATTGTTATCTGGTAAAGTCAAACTCTATCTGTTCTTCTTCACACAGTTTTATCACACCACGCTTGATCAGTAGACAAAGGAACTCTTGTGCCTTGTGTATCTCCTCTGTCGTGTCAAAGCACATGCCTGAGTGCAACACTGTCCTGCTATACACTTTATCCTTTATCTTTGTGTCTGCGTTCGCCATCTTCTATCTCCTCACTATCGGTGTATTGGTTATCTGATTTCATTACTACTGCGTCAATCACTTGGCAACAAACCTTGCCACTGTTCTCATCTAACAGTTCCATAGCAAGTGCTTCTGCCGTTTCGTCGTCGGGTGCTTCCACTTCAACAGTGTAGTCGCCCTCAAAGTACAACTTAACTCTGTATATCATTGTTCCCCCTATTCACTGCATATAACAGTAGTTACAGGCTTAACAGAATATTGACACTTAATCTTCTTAGCTGACAATAACTTTATAATCTCATTCATTACCTTTTCTTCGCCTACATACTTCACAAGACCTAAGACCTTAATCCTAAGCGTCTTGTCCTCTTTGCCTATGTCCATGTTCTTGGTCATACGGGTAAAGAACGCTGTTGTGCCTTTGTAAGACAGCATCAATCGTCTTACGCGCAAATGCCTATGATCAAGTGACAATAGCCTACATATCTCACGGCTGTCACTCTTGAGCTTAGCCCGTGTGCCGTGTAGAGTGCCACTTGCTTCCATGCTAGAGCTAGGCTCACGCAACGACACTACGCCTAACTTCCTCAATGCCGACGGCACTGACGCTACCACACGCTTCAATGAGAACCCTATCTCAAAGGTTATGCTACCAATGTTTAAATCACTGGATATTCCCAACACCTCATCAACATAAGTGTTGTCGATACACCATTGAAACAATGGCTTTGCTACTTTCTTCGTTTTCTTCTTCATGCGTCTCCCCCTTGTTTACAGATATAAAACATTTTACGGATAGTAATCTCACGGCACTCACTATGTGCAGTCCATGACTTACTCTCCCTTAGTTGTTCAACATACTCGTCGAGTAAGTTGCACAGTTCTCGCCTAAGAATATCAGGCAATACCACTTGCTTCCTGTATGGTCGCTTGACCATGTTGTTTTGATCAATGCTCACTAACACTTTCTCTACTGCCTTTGCTCTTAACTGCTCAGGCAACATCACATCACTCACACCTGCTTTGACTATCTTCATGATACTCACGGCTGTCGGATTCACCTCACCCTTTCGCCACTTCACTACCATGTTTGCTGATGTGCCTATCAACTTTGCTAACTTGTAATCGCCCATCTTGTACTGCTCTTTGTAACTGATGATGTCCTGCCTCACTGTTTCATGGATACTCTTTGGTATCATATGCGTGTATCCCATTTTCCTTTGCCCCCTTTTCATTTTACTCCACTTGCGTCGGTTAGTATCAATACATCTTTGACATTGAAATCTATCTGTTTCTTTGTGCTTTAAGCACTGTGTACAAATGCCAAGACGCTTCGCCTCTATTACTGCCTTTGCTCTCAGTTCGCTGTTATTCGCCATGCTATCCTTTCATGTGGGCAAGGGAACAGTGGCACGAAAGGAAACCACTGCCCCCTTACAACGCCCACTGCCCTAATTTGGTATGTTAATATGTGTTTGTGCTTGGTTCTCAAAGTCATACAGCACAGCACTATGATACGGCTTCTGCTCTGCCATGAGCCGTAATGAGTTAGCTATGCCCGACGCTATCCATAACACATTGTACATAACTGCTTTCTGTGTGCATGGCAATTCACTTGCTTCGCTATCCGACCATAGATACCCTGTGTAAAATTGTTTCTGCTCTGTCTTTGCAAGGTCTACTGTGTACACTTCTGCCTGTTGCCCACCCATACGACCATCAATGAACCCTTGCACATCAACATTACGGCGTATGCTCTCGTATATCTCTGTGCGTACAGCCATGCTATCAACAGCCATTATCACATAGTCCGTGTTAATTCCTATGTCCTTTGTCCACAAGCAATCGTTTACAGTTAATGGAACATTCTCAAAGTCAATGAGCATAGTGTTCAACGCTAATGCCTTGTTCATACCAATGTCCATGTACCGATAGAACTGATTGCTAATGTTTTCTTCTGACACTCTATCATTGTCATACACTTTCATCTTGTGAAAGCCCATCTTAGCCAATGTCAATGCAGTAAAGCTACCGATAGCACCACAACCGATTATGGTTATGGTGCTATCAAAGATACGCCTATCCACAAGGTCGGCTTGTCTTGACCTGCGTAGATTAGTCATATAGATACCCTGCTTTCTTTACTTCTTCTGATGTTAATCGGTGTGCGTGTTTAGTGCTATGTGTTTTCTCTGAACCAATCGTATAGCACTCGTTTGTTCTATTGTTCATGTACCCTATAATGCAATACGAGTAGTCATAGAACAATGTGATAATACCCTCTTTCTCTCCTGCTACGAGCAATGCTTCAAAGTCGTAGTCCATTGCTAGTCCGTCCATGATGTAGTCGTCCCATGCGTCATAGCCACCTTGATAATATGATATAGGCGTAACAGTGCCATGCTCTTGTCTTAATGCTGGTTCATGTGTCTTAACTCTATCATAATTGCTTTTAACCTTGTCTTCATCTGCCACTGCGTCTACTGGTACTTCAACTTCAATGTTGCATATGTCAATACGCAAAGGCTCATACAAATGCACACTGCCAAGCATATCGCCACGCTTATTCACGACGAGAGATACTGCATACTCGCCTACTTGTAACTCGTCGTAGTTCTCGTCATCAGTGCCACTATGGAACACACTCATGTCCACATGACTATGCCAATGGAACTTTAACTTGGTTGTGTCCTTATCATCATTGACACAATCAGTATTAACCTTGTTCAACTCATCTTCTGGTATGTCCGTTGTGCCACCTGTGTTGTACTGATTAGGCAAGAACACTTCTGTTACCTTGAACTCTATCGACCTATCATCATAGTCAATGCGTTCAACCATGCCTACACCACTGCATTCGTCAGGGCTGAACTTGTGTGCATACGCTATCATCTCTGCATACGGCTCAGGCTCAATGCTCAGTGTTATCTTGTGTGCTACTTGATACTGTTCTTCTGTTTCTGGGTCGTCATCTTGTGGTGTTTGTTCTAAGTGGTTCATGCACTTGTCCTTTCGAGTTGTGTATTAGGGTGTGGTACTACCTGTCCATCTTCTGTTACTGTTCTATACCTATGGTGTGGGTGGTTGCTTACGCTGTACGCATCGCTATAGGCAAAGCCATTTCCCCTGTCATGATACCAGCACTGCCATTCGTCATCTTCTATGTTGCGTACACATTGTGTACAGTTGAAACAGCCATTGTCAGGGAACTCATTGCTCTCTAACCTTTCATAAGTGTCAGGACAGCGTGTACATTCGCAATCGTCGTTGCTCCTATCACAATCACTGCACCAATCTTCACGGTCACATTCGCACTCTTCAGAGCAACACTGCCGACAGCCGTCATAGTCGCCATTGTACCAATTCATTACTGATTGATACCAGCCGTCTTGGTCGCATTTGCTTAGGAACTCTAAGCATATGTGCATTAAACCTACAATGTCCACTTGATCCGATAGACCATAGATAGTTTCATCATAAGACCCCCAGCAACAATGCCCACTGTTGTTCACATGTGGGTGCTGATAGCCGTTGTAGGTATTGCCGTCTAACTTAATCATGTTGATACTCTCAGTGCCATGTGGCACAAAGGGTATATCAACACGATAGTTGCCCATTGCCACTTCATACCAGCACCCATCTCTATCTTCAAATGAGATAATGATAGGCTTAGTGATGATACGCACAGTGTTCTCTAAGAACTCAATGCTCTCTACACGCTTCTCAATCTTCTTGTACTCTTTGAGATTAGGCTCTACCATATGTTCCATACGCTTTTCCATATAGTCCATTGCACGCTTAGCATTACGCATATCGTTCTCTCTCTGGTCTACTGCGTGCTTTATCCTGTTCCTTTGGTTCTGCATGAACATATACAACACATGCTCTTTGCTAACTCCTGTTGTCTTAGCCGTCTTGAAGCATTGCACATAGCCTTCCCATCTCTCACACACACTGGGTATTTCACATTGAAACACTTGCCTGTCATTGCCGTCTATGTGCATGCTAAGGATTACGCCCACATGCCCTTTCTTAACACTGCCCCATGAGTGTGTGGCGTCTACCACTGTCACATATGTGCCAATGGGTATCTCTGGTGTAGGCTCTGCTGGTGGTGCTTGTTCCGTGCCACTCTCGTATAGTGGGTCTTCTGCAAGTTGTGTGTATATAGGCTGTGTCGGTTGCTCATGCACAGGTGTAGTTTGCTGTGGCAATTCTAACTCAGGTATTATGTCGTCTTGTAGTGCGTCTTCGTCTATCTCACGCACAATGTCTGGGTCTAATTGTGTATTTGGGTCTACCATATCTTTCCTTTCGTGTTTGTGGCACAGCCCACAGTGTTCCGTGAGCCGTGCCACAGGGATACCAGTGACTAAGCTACGCTTAGCCCCTGCCCCCTTTCATCTTGTTAGCAAGGGATATGACACCACCCTCTTGCACTGATGTATTGCCAGTTGCAGGCACATTGTTCAATGTGATACTGCGACCATCTTCACTGACACCTGCAAGCTCTAACACTTGCTCAATCGTAGTGCCTGCTTCTACATTCACTTCAACTACCACTTCGCCCATAGGGGCTACTTTAACCATAACCATTGTCTTATTCTCCCATTTGTTCAATTGAACTCTCACCAGTGTCCTTATGATCACTGGGTACTGCAGTACTGCTATCGTTTAGCGTTTCTTCACTCCTTTCGTTTGTCCTGTATTCTAGCTCTATATGTGAAAGCCCAGTACGGCTGGCTAATGCATATTTCTTATTGTAGTATTCTTCCCTTGCCACTAAGTACTCTTGGTATTCCTGTTTGGGCACAGCTATGACCTTATCAGCATAGTAATCCACATTCATTGTGTCGTACTCACTGATGAACACACTGTCATTCTCATATGTTACATTGAGTAGCATCATTAGTTATTCCCCCTTGCAAAGTAATCCGTGTCAAGTGCCACAGGGCTATGTGTGTGGACAGCATCACTGCACACCTCACAGCTATGCTCACTGAGTAATGCTATGTCGTTGTTATCACTAACGATAGCATTGACTATTGTGCCTAGTTCCAATTTACTATTACCACTATCGACTACGACTAATTTGAACATTGTAAACATAGTAACCTTTCAAGTCTTGTACCGTAACAGTAACAGAGCTACTGTTACGGTTATTGAATACCAGTAACAGTACACTGTTTCCAGTGTACTGTTACTGTACTAAATTAGCCTACAAAGGCTGTTTCTGTTGACTTTGTTGTACCGTCTGGTTTGGGATAGAAATCGACCCTAATTGCATTAGTACCAGTGGGTTTGCCCCCAAATGCCGACCCAACTCTAGCCCAAAACTTAAAGGGCTGTTTATCGGGGTTTTTTGCCAGTTGCTTTGCACTGGGTTTGTCAATGCCTAGTTGCAAAGGCAAACCTAACAAAATGCACTTGCCGTCGGGCAATTCAATGTTATCATTTGTGCGAACTCTCTCAAGCTCTTTGCCATTGATAATAACATGTGTTACTTTGTCCAAATCACAGATAATCTTTTCCATTGTAATTCCTTTCGTAATGATTAATAACATTGTCTATGTGAAAGCGTTTGCCCCAAGGGTGCTGAGTGCTGGAGGGCTGGGGGCAAAGCTGGATTTTCAAAGAACCGTAACAGCCAAACCCCAGCAAGAACCGTGCCAAGTGCGAAAAGAATTTTCGCACTTCTCTACTAACTCGCGCGCGCGAGATCAAACTATATAAGGGGCGTGATGTTGTGGAAACTCAACACGCATGATGCGAAAAGTGAACACGGTAGGACAGTCATGGACAGACCATGACACGCCACCCGTGTCCCGTATAATAAAATAAAAAAAAGCTCTCTATTTATCATAGTCCGTTTTGCGTGTGCCTAATAAATAAATCAATCACGGGATACGGGATACTAATAATAAATAAAAAAAGAAAAACAAAAATCTTTTTATAGTCTTTTTTTTTATTTTCTTAGTAGTTGTCTATCTAGTTGTAGGGACACGGGTTACGGATTGCGTGTTGCGTGGCACACCCCCCCCCCTATTCGATTCCGTTTGACGCCACCCCACATACGTAGAGGACCAAAGTGCCTGTTTTGTTCCGTTTTTTCTGTAAGATCTTCCCGCGGCACGGGTTACGGTATATAGAGCCCTATTTCTGAAATATATATATTTTTAAAAATAGTGTAAACAAACCTTGACATTCTGTATATGTATGGTATACTCGTTGTATACTAACCGTTTACAAAAATAAGGAGTATTTATGGAAAAAGACCACATGTTACGTGTCCCGGGACCGCTTTGGGAGGCGCTCCTAAACAAACCGGAGGTTGCTCTGGGTATAAAACCTAGCATTCTAGCTAGGGAATACCTAACAAATGGCGTTTTAGGCGTGAAACCTTCCCTTAATAAGGGGGCTGCTAAAGAAAAAAATAACAAAAAAACAAGTATGGTAATATGTAATTTTTTAAATCAGAAGGGTGAGAGAACAATAATAGAACACGACAAGAAGGAACTGGGCAATTTTAAATGGGCTTATGATCAGGCAATGGTTAACCGGCCGCAGCTGGCGGAACTGATAGAAACGTGTAAGATCGAGCCGGATCAGGACTGGTCAGAGGAGCAGAAGATGGCCGCGAGAGACGTGGCACGGTACATGGCAGATTGGCGTAAAGGGGTCGTAGAGGCACGGCCTAAGACTGTGGTCAAACGGAGCATAACGGAGGAATAAGATGATACAGATGGAGATAATAAGCGAGAAACTGCACAGCCAGCTACAATATGAGGTTAATGAGTTCGCTAGGGAAGCCTTTATTAAAGAGGTGCAATTTATACAGATAGTGAAGGAAGAGGGGTTCTTAACAGCTTTTATAATGTATGAGCCAAGGGGGGACAAATGAAGATGATGAGAGACATGGTCTGTGTAGACCCTGAAAAAACCCCGCGTGTGAGCGAGATAATCGACCTTCCGGAAGACACAAAGGCACGTGCCAAGTGCTACGGACTGGTAAAACATGTGGGACCTAAGTGTACGTTCGTAAAGCCAGGTGACTTCGTATGGTTTGAGGACTACGAACACCAAGTGGGGCCGTTAGAGACCATACTGATAGCCGAGAGTGAGATACTGGCAAGGAGGTGGCGTGATAACTGAACATAGAAGAGCGCAGAAGCGTAAGAGTGATCGTAAGCAGTACCCAGAGATGGCTGAACGGAAGCTGGGGATAGCTGAGGCACACCACGAAGACTATGGCAAGCCACTGGACGTGATCTGGCTATGTAAAAAGCACCACGCAGAACTTCATAGAACCCCTTGACACGTATCGACTTATGTGGTACTCTTTGTATAAGAAGGAGAATGTGTCCAGGTATGTCTAAGACAGTCCGGGAAAAGTATATACAGTACCGCACGAATCCCGATAACGACGATAAGCACGATACGCACTTTTGTACGTCGCACGGGGTAAGTCTCGACGAGCTAAGAGAGATGCAACATGCAGATCACAAGCTCGCCAAGGACATTCTGCATGCTCGGAGGGACAAATACTCGACGAGGATGAACAAAATAGACGAAGCTTTATTTAAGGCCGCTGAACAGGGAGACTGTAAAGCGGCTGATCTTTTATATAGGCGATTTGACGGGTGGAACCCGAAGATCGTCGAGGAAACGAACAACTACTATAACTTTGCTGACATGGTCAAAGGTATACGTAAGACGACAATCATTAAGAGGCCGATATAATGGGTAGAGAAAAACAATACAAAATTAATATCAGTAAGCATCCGGAAAGATCTCCAGCGGCACGTGATAGGAATAAAGCTACCATTAAAGAGTCTATAAAAGTAGACAAGGCAAGAAGCCTTAAAGTAGGAAAAGGCATAACAGCAAAGATTAAGGCTAAAAGCCCTATAAACATGTTCAAAGGTAAAGGTGGGACACGAGGTATAAGCGGTAAGGGGGGTGGAGGAGGAGCAGGAAGCATATTTACCACTGGAACAGGGACTAGGGTAGGGAAGCCTAGAGTAGGTAGATAATGCACAACGAACTTTCCCCAGAAGATGCTGTGCAATTATTCGAGCACTGTAGAGACAATCCCGTATACTTCTGTGAAGACGTATTAGGGGTTAAACTCTGGGAGAAGCAGGAAGAGATCATTGAGAGTGTTAGGGACAACCCCAATACCGCTGTAGCCAGTGGTCACGGGGTAGGGAAGACGTTCATATCAGCCTGCACCACACTTTGGTTCAACTGCTGTCACGATCAGAGCCGAGTGATTACCACTGCGCCAACGAACAGGCAGGTGGAAAGCATCCTGTGGGCGGAAATATGGAACCTGTACAAGAATGCACGGGTACCCCTAGGAGGGCGTCTTCTTAAGACATCACTTAACTTTGAGGAGAAATGGTTTGCGCTCGGACTTTCGACCGATGATCCGGACAGGTTCGTTGGACATCATGCTAAAGATTTACTTTTGGTTATGGACGAAGCTCCCGGTGTGGACCCGAAGATATACGAGGCTGCTCAGGGGATTCTTACTCAGGCGCATTCCAGGGCCTTACTTATTGGAAACCCTACAGCATCGTCTGGACCGTTCTTTGATTGTTTCAGAAACAAATTGTGGACAACATTCCACATAAGTTGCTACGATTCGCCAGCAATACGCGATCCAGAGGCGTTTCCAACGTTGACGACTCAGAAGTGGATTGATGAGCGCAAAGAAGCTTGGGGCGAAACCAGTCCAATTTTCCAGTCTCGTGTACTAGGGGAGTTCCCGATCGAGGGCGAAGACACCCTTATACCATTGCATTGGTGTGAGGCTGCGGTAGCACGGTGGCATAAGAACCGAGACGCTAAGCGACTCAACACGCACGTCTTTTTGGGGCTGGATGTAGCAAGATACGGGACAAATAAGACCGTATTAACAGACTTTGTACCTCCGCGAGTGCGTGAGATAACGAAGATTCAGAAAAAGTCGACCACGGAAGCAGTAAACTTAGTTATCCAGGCGGGGATATCTGCTGGCGCTAAGCTTCAGCAAGTCACGGTAGACGATACTGGAGTTGGTGGAGGAGTTACCGATAGACTTCGGGACCTCAAATACCCCGTAATACCTATCAATTTCGCACAGAAGCCGGCCGACCCAATGCATTTCCGATATATCCGTGATGAGATTTACTGGTATATGCGAGAGTCATTCCGATCGGGAGAGATTGAGATACCGCCGAACGAAGATTTGATCGCACAGTTATCAGCTATTAGGTACAAGATTAACGCGCGTAACGGTAAGATTGAGATTGAAACGAAGGACGACATGAGGAAACGGGGCATAGATAGCCCGGACGAATCAGATTCGGTAGCGATTGCGGTTTACGGGGCACGGAGACACACAGGAACAATCACGTTCAGACGAAGCACGACGCATAAAACACAGAGAGATTATTCGGATATGGTTTACTATTAGGAGGAAGAATGGGAAGATCTAAAAAGCAATCTATGGTTGACGAGGGAGCACAGATGTTGATGCGCAACTTCACGCCACAGGCTAGAAAAATGAACAAGCTTGCTACTCAGGATGGTAAGAACGCTAATAGAGTTTACAAGGAGTCCCGTAAGAAGGGCGACAGCTTCATAACAGCAGTAAAGAAGAGTGAGAAAGTCAGGAAGATAAGCTCGAGGAACCCTAGGAAAAAGGAGAAATAAAATGGGCGGAAGTCAAATTAAAGTAAGAAAAGGCATGCGCGGTAAGGGCGGAAAGAAAAAATAACATGGCTAATCGAGAGATTAAAGATGCAGAGATGCGTCCTGATCCAGATGATACAGGCCAGGATGTAAACGCAGGTTCAGACGAAGCTAACATGTACAATGTTCATCTGATTCAGATGAGCCCAGAAGATCAGCAAAAGCTCGTAGCTATTGTTAAGGAAGACTATAACAATGCGATGAACGCTAGACAGAAGACTGACTGGGGTACGGATAGCTTTGGAGACGGCACTGACTTTGATACGAAGTACGCGGATCTGATGACTTTGTATGAAGGACCAGATATGCTTCGACCCGAGAGATGGATGTGCGGGCGCAGTCTTAAGATCTCGCAAGCTATCGTTGAGATGCTAGTAGCACGTTTAATGCCGTCTGTATGGAAAGAAGACTTAGTACGGTGGCGTCCCGTCGAGCATACGGACAAAGCGCGCGTAGAGTCTATCAACCATATAATGCCGTGGGTGTTCGACGTATGGATGAAGATAGAACAGGATGTCGTTAACATTGTACGTTCTTGTATTATGATGGGAACTACCTTCGTCGAGACTTACTGGGAAGTCAAGAAAAAAGATTTAGATCAAGTAGAAACAACTGAGATGGTTGATGAGCAAGGACAACCGATCGTCGACGAACTTGGAAACAATATGCTCGTCGAGACGCGTATGTTAAAGGTTGAAGAGAAGCCGGCTGTAAGAATTATTCCAGTAACGAAACTTCTTACTCAACCTGGTTGTATTAATATACAGAAAGAACCTATTATTAAGTTAGAAGATTTCTATTACCATGAGTTAGAATCAATGGCTAAAGAAGGATTGATGCAGAACGTAACGGACGTTTTGAAAAACTCCGTCGACAAAACAGTACAGTCAAAGTTTTCGGAGGTCCTCGAGAGTGCGGAGAGATTAGCAGATGTCGACGCCAAGAGGCGTATGCATCTAGTCGAGTCATTAATATGGTATGGTAATTACGATGCAGATAAAGATGGATTCGCAGAAGAGATATGTTGCACAGTAACACTAAAAGAAGATATTTATTTAAGAGCATACAAAACATCAAAGGTACAAAGACGCGGTGAAAGACCAATTCGTAAAATTAATTTTATTGATCGCCTTTATAAGCTGCTTGGAATTGGTGTCCTGGAACAGGTCAAGCCGCTCGCGGAAGAAATAGATGCTGTATTCAGACAAATACAAGACGCTAATACGCTGTCAATCCTTAAATGGGGATTTTATGATCCTAATTCTGATTATAACCCCGACGAGCACATTGCCAAACCAAGAGCCATGTATCCGGTTACAAATCCATCGCAGAATGTATACTTCCCCGATATGCAGGTGCCAACAGAAAGGCTACTGAATGCTATACGACTCGTCTTGGAGTTTGTGGAACGACTCACTGCAGCTTCAAGTTTTGTTATGGGAAAAGAAGGCAACTTCTCAGGAGGAAGCGGAACAGCTACGAAGACTGCAGCTATTGTTACTTCCGCAGAACAGCGCTTCAACCTTCCTACAGCAAATATACGGAGAGGGATGGGACAGATTCTAACAGACATCTTTAACCTTTGTCATTTGAATATGCCGGCAGGTTTAGAGAAGAGAATTCTAGGAGAGGACAACGAGCCTATCTTTGAAACATCTGAAGAAGTTAAGGACGCGTTCCTTCAAGAGATGGACGCATACTTGCTTCCTAATGCTTCTTTCGGTAATGTTGATACAGAGCGTGAACTGGCAGTCATGTTATATGAGAAGTTTGTCTTAGGCGGGAACCCTCTTGTCGTGGGTAATCCAGCTAAATTATATAAAGCTACAGCTAATGTATTCAGAGCATTCAGAGAGAATCCAGAAGAGTGGTTAGGAAAAGCTCCGACGGAGAAGACGTCTAGTGATCCGGATGATGAGCATACTATGCTCCGAGAGGGGATGGTAATTCACGCTGAACCTCAAGAGAATCATTTAGAACATCTTATGATGCACCAGAAGTTCTTGAACAGCCCCGATATACTCCTTTGGAGTAAAGAGATGATTGAAGTGCTCCGAGCCCACATCGAAGAGCATATGCAAATGATGCAAATGATGATGCAATTCCAGGCTGGGCAGAAAAAAGGAGGCGATCTTGGCCAACAAGGCGGAGGACCAGCAGAAGCTGGAGGCGGCGCTAAACCAGCTGCAGGGCAACCAGGTGTTCAAGGATCTGCAAACCCTGCTGATGCAGCGGCAAAGAATCAAACGACAGGAACAACGCTCGGCACTCCTCAAGTCAGATAGCATGGGAGTGTTTAGGTTGGAAGCAGAGATAGAAGGAGTGAATGAGTTCTTTAGAGCATACGACGGACTCATAAAGAAGTTGGATAAATTAAGAGAAGTCTCGCCCACAGACTTCAAATACTAAAAAGTGGAGGTAGACATGAGAAAGTTCTTTGACATATTGAAGGACAATCGTGGCTCGGTAGGCGAACCGGACGACGACGAAGATGATGACAACATGCTTGACACAGGAGACGACGACGATACAGGAGATGACGAAGGTAGCGTTGAGATAGATCTTGATGAGGAGGACGATGATGGAACGCAGACGCCTTCTGATAAAGCATTCGCCGCAATGCGTGTTGAGAATAAAGAGCTCAAGCAGACAGTTGATGCGCTCAAGCAATCTGTTGACAACTTAAATCAAGTTGACGATACACCGGCTTATGTACCACCTACTGATACAAACAAGTACGACCCGAATAACTCTCGTACTTGGACTGAGCAGCAGTGGGACGATTTAGCTAAGACGGACTGGAAGAAAGCAGTAGACCTTCGGTCTCAAATCCAGGCAGAGGATCGGATACAACAGTCAACAAACACGACAGAGTTCAACAAAGTCTTAGAAGACTCAAAACAGAAAGTTCTGATACGTCATCCAGAATTAAACGATCCGACAAGTGAAAAGTCCAAGGTATTCAAGAACATCGTTACAGCGAATCCAGACTACACTAATCAGAAGAAAGGCCCGTTGAGTGCCATGTATGAGATGGAAGATTACATGGAGAAGAACATGGGTTACAAGCGTGAGGACATTGTGAAAGCAGAACTTCGCGCAAGGCAAGACGAATCGGATCGTCAAGGTAGAGTTCAGCTGACCTCCACAACAGGTCGTAATATAAGTGAAGGAAACAAAATCATTATAGCGAAGGATGAGCTAGATTTTTGTAAACTTCAAGGAATCGACCCAAAAGTCTACGCGGCCAATAAGAAACGGCTCGCGAAGGAAAATAAAGGAGGGATGCAATTATGAACAAGAAAAAGACTTCAGAACCGGTAGCTCCGGTTCAGCCAGAAGAAACCAAAGTCCAAGAAACAACTGAGGCACCCTCGGCAAGTCCTCAGCCCACAACAATTCTTTCTACGCAGGACACCTTCGTATCTGACTTAGTAAAAGAGCAGCCGAAGACAGTGTCAGAGTTAACTGAGATGAACGAATTGAAAATGCGGGATATTCTTGCGTTGCCAGAAGAATGTTTGGCGCTTCATAGGAAAACGTATCGCTATAGATGGTTGGCGAAAAACAAAAACCTGGAAGCGACGCTGCGCAGTAGCATATGGTCACTGTGCACAAGGGACAATTCTCCCTATATCAAACCACACCGGTTTAAGTCTCATGGTGCGGTAGAACAAGCTGGGATGCTTTTAGCGTTTGCGACCGAAGCAATGGGCGTACACAGAGAAGCGGCTCCGGCTAAACGAAGCAGAGACTTGGTTAAGCATTATACAGAGGACTTATCCAAGAACGAAGCTAAGGGGTTCTATCAACCTGATACTGCGGATGGTTCGGAGGATGGAGAAGGAATCGAAATGGACTAGAACTAAAATTACTAAGGAGTCAACATGGCTAATACCAATTATCCACGCGGTTTAGAGCCGTATGGTAATTGCCTTAGAGTTACAGAATATACGTTGTCCGCAGCATATGCTCAGGACCTCTTTATTTGGGATCCAGTTGAGATTGACGCTACTGGCCGCAATGTTGTTATTGCGACAGCTGGCACTGGAAACCCACTCACAGGTTGCATCACAGCAATCTATGATGAGAATAAAGTTCCTCTTGCTATGTGGGACAGTGGGCATTCGGGAATCGGTTATGTAATGGTAGCCGACGATCCGAAGCAAATTTTCGTTTCTCAGGGTGATGGTGACACCACTATCCTTACAACCATTGATGCTAATGGTAACGTCAATCTTATTGACGGTACTGGAAGCACAGTCAACAACAGAAGTGGTTGGCAGATTGATGATTCGGATACAGGTGGAGCTACTGCAGGCGATCAGATTCGTTTGATTCGTCCTGTAGAACGGGTAGACAACGAAGTAGGCTTAGCCTACTGCGATTGGCTATATCAAATTAACAACCATACGCAATCCGTCGGTATTGTCGGCGTAGGCGTCTAAGGAGATTAAACCATGAATAGATCACAGTTTAACAAAGCCGTGGTTCCTGGTCTCTTCTCCTTCATGTCTAGCTCGTATCAAGAAAATGCTCCGTACTGGAAGCAGCTTGTTACGACAAAGTCGTCTAGGAGAGCGTACGAGGAATCTGCATATTACACTGGTCTTGGGTTACTACCTGAGAAACCAGAGGGCGAACCGATCAAGTACGATGATTTCATCCAGGGTCCAACCAAACGATGGGTGCACACCACCTTTGCGCTTGGTGTAAGGATTACGGAAGAAATGATCGAGGATGCTCTTTACCCTGATATCCCTACAGAGATGGGCGATATGACTAAAGAGCTCGGAAGATCGGCCCGTGAAACAACTGAAATTCTGGTACACGATATTTATAACGGTACCACAAAAACTGCTGGTGACGGCGTTGCTGTCTTCAGCGCTAGCCATACCAAACTTGGTGGCGGCACATGGTCCAACTTGTTGAGCCCGGCTGCTGATTTGTCTACCGCTTCATTGCGACAGGCGATCACGCAGATCGAGACTACAACGGACGATCGTGATAAACAACAGGTAGTGAAGCCTAAATACCTGTTGGTTGCTCCCGACGGCGAATGGACAGCACGTGAGATCTTGAACTCCGCATACGATCCTGAGAGCGCTAATAACGCTATCAATCCGTTGCAGAGCCGCAACCTTACGTTGCTTGTAGACCCTTACCTGACTGATAGTGATGCTTGGTTTTTGCTTCCTGAAAAGGGACAGAATCCAATCATTACCTTCACAAGACGTAAGGTGAAATTCGCTAAAGATGGCGATTTCGAGACCGGAGATGCGAAGTTTAAGTCAAGCTTCCGTATTTCTACAGAAGTTAATTACCCTATGGGTCTGTTGAAGTCTGCCGGAGCCTAATAATATGGGGGAGGATTAATAGTCCTCCCCCCTATGTTCCTGGAGGGTAAGCTACGGTTCGATTCCGTAGGGCAGGGAGGAATATAATGGGACTTACTTATTTACCACAAGGATTAGGAACAGATAACGACGGAGCTCTTTCTGGAGTAATCGTTGACGTATCAAGTGCAGCTAGTTCTTGGACTGGTGCGTTACCTTTTGATGTAGAAATCACTGGTGCTTATGTAACTATCGACACAGCTATTACGGTAGCTGATGCGGATATTACGTTTGAAATTGGTGGAGTAGCTATCACTTCAATGTTAGCGACTATTGTGAATGGAACATCAGCAGCCGGCGCTTCTTACGCCGCAGTAGCCCCAACAGCATTATATGCGTTGGACGCTGGTACTGCAGTTGAGATTATTACAGATGGTGGTTCGACAGACGCTTCATTAGGTACAGTTTGTATTACATATAAACGTGTCTAATCTTTAGGGGGGCGTAAAATCCCCCCTATATAAAGGAAGCTATGCCGAATACACCTATCGAAAAATACACGTGCGATCGGTGCGGGTTTGACTACAAAAAGGGCAAACTTAAACGACAGAGAGGGATGTACCTCTCTCATGACTGTTTTGATGTCTTAGACAGGATACCGACGCAACGCCCACGTTTTGGAGCGCCACGAGACAATAGCAATACTGTTACTGTACCGCCTGGTTCAACTCCGGAGGTCTTTACTGTGTCAGCCGGCACAGGAGTTTATCAATTAATCCAATCAAATGAATACGTTACCCGACGAGACGGACGTCATAAGAGTATTTTTATGAAGATCGTTAGCGATGGAGGCCCTATTGTAATTACTGCGATTGACGCGATTGTGAATGGTGAGTTTGAAGGAGACCTCTTAACTCTTAAAGGAACATCAAATACAGATACCGTGACTATACCAACTGGAATGAATGTTGCATTAAAAGATTCACATCCAATGACATTATCAGACGGAGATTCAATTAGCTTTGTTTTTACGCCCTCTAATGCGGCATGGGGCGAGGGCCCTTGGGGAGGATTTCCATGGGGCGTTAATGAGGTCATTTGGAATGAAACATCACGGTTCAAAGGAGGGGTATAGTGGGAACTACAACAAGTAATCTAGGATTATATAAGCCGGATGTTGGGGAAGTAAGTTGGGGCGATCTCAGGAATAATAATGAAGATGTAGTTGATGTAGCCCTTGGCGCACAACACGCGACGTCTGGTATTCACAATTTCATCACGGTTACAGATGATACTGGGTATGTTCAACTCCCATCTCTAAGCACTACACAACGAGATGCTCTTCCTGCAGCTAACGGAATGATGATATACAACATAACGGTAGGACAGATTCAGTCTTACGAGTCTGGTGTATGGGCTAACACAGCTGTTGGTACGGCTACATTTAGCGACGCAGATTTCAGAGTCTATGACGATGGCGACCCAACAAAACGAGTTGCTATTCAAGCTTCTGCGATAACGACAGCGACCACGCGTACTATTACAATGCCTGATGAAGATATAGACCTCGGCGACGTTTCCGCGAATACTACTCATAGAACTAGCGATGGTAAAGACCATAGCGATGTAGTTACGAACAATGCTAAAGTCACCAACGCTACGCATACAACGGATGTAACCGGTTCTGCAGCTCTTACGCTTGATCCAGTTGCTATCACTAATAAACCTGCGGCGGCGGTTGCTAACGGAGACCTTGTCGTAGTATCTGACATTGACGATTCAAACGCTTTGAAGCAGGTGACAGCACAATCTATCGCAAACCTCGGAGCTGGTGGAGCGCCTATTACAGTCGAGGATGAGGGAACACCTCTTACGAACGCGTGTGTTTTGTTCGATTTCGCAGGGGCAGGTGTTACGGTAACCGAGCCAGTAGCAGATCAAGTGCTTGTGACGATCCCAGGAGGCGGCGGGTATGTCGATCCAATGACAACGCGTGGGGATGTTCTTATACGGAACCCTTCCAATGTAACGGATAGGTTAGCGATTGGCGGAGTTGGGGAAGTTCTTACTAGCGACGGAACAGATGTATCTTGGGCTGCCGGTGGCGGCGGAGGAGCAACGCTCACTGAGGACGTTAATCAAAGCACGCACGGATTTTCCGTAAACGATTGGTTATACAATAATGGAACAATCTACGTATTGGCAGACGCTTCTGCCCCTAGCACTTCTGAGTCTATTGGTATCGTCTCTGCTGTGGCTGGTGTGGATGATTTCACCATACAATTCGGAGGGTATATCACAGGGTTATCAGGACTTACGGCCGGTGAATCACACTTCCTATCTGAAACCGCGGGAGAAATCACGGCAACGGCGCCTAGCACAGAAGGATCAGTAGTAAAGCCAGTATTGATTGCTGACTCTACCACTACTGGATTTATCTTTAATATGCGTGGTATTGAAGTAACAGGGACTACCAGTTGGTATCAGGAGTTCGGCAGCGGAGACTTAGCTGCTGGTGTGTTAACCGTAAACCATAACCTTGGTCATATATATTGTGTCGTTCAGGTATACGATGAGAACGATGCTTTAATCCAGCCTGATGATGTTACTCTTACGGATGCTAACAATCTTGACATTGACCTATCAAGCTTCACTGTTACTGCAAGCGGATGGCATGCTGTAGTCTTAGATATCGGTACGACAACAAGCTCTCCGAACCTTACTGGTGATGTTACCAGCGTCGGGATAGTAACGACTAATGTTACCAATGCTAACTTAACCGGAGTGGTTACCTCGGTTGGAAACGCAACGGCTATCGCTGACAAAGCTCTGGCTATTGCTAAACTAGCTGATGGTGTAGATGGTGAGTTAATAACTTGGGATGGTTCAGGTGTTATTGATACCGTTGCAGCTGGAAACGTTGGTGATGTTCTTACGAGTGCTGGAGCTGGAGATGTTCCAACGTTTCAGGCACCCTCAGGTGGTGGTGGAAGCAGCCTAGTATACTCGTATACTGGACTTGATCTTAATTCGTCGTGGAGTGGTGAGAGCCGTAATCCGCCGAATAGTTCAACAGACACTGTTCTTAATACTATGTGCACTGTTGGTAAAATAACAACCGCATACTTTAAGTATAAGAAAGAAGCGTCTGTATCAACATTAACTTGCTACACAAGAGCATGGTATGCTTCCGCAGAGGGAACGTACGAAATGAAATATACAGTTGGAGGGCAAACGCACGCATCTTTGACTGGAACTAACACTTCCCCAGCGTGGATGCCAACGAGAACGATTGATGTTAGCGGATTATCTGACGGAACGGTTTATGATGGAACGGTGTATATGGGTCCTACAAACAGTTCAATTCACGTTTTTTGTTTAAGTATTGCTATTTTTGGAAGTTAAAAGGAGATAATCATGGACCAAGGAAATACAAACGTATTAGGAACACACACCCCTCTGCCAGATGACTTAGACATTACAAGCCAAACAACCGGTGACATGCTCTATTACGACGGAGCGAACTGGGTAAGGCTTGCTGGAGGTACGGATGGAGATGTATTAACAGCAACTGGAGCTGGCTCAGTACCTGCGTATGAGACGCCAGCTGCCGGTGGTGGGATTGTTAACAATATACAAACCTTCACGTCTAGCGGAACTTGGACCAAGCCTGCTGGGATTTCTTCTGTTTGGGTTAAGGTATGGGGTGGAGGTGGTTCTGGTGGTAGAGGAGGAACTGGTTCTGGTGGTGGCGGTGGTGGTGGCGGATACTCTGAAGGAATTATATCTGTAACGGGAAATGTATCCCTTACTGTAGGGTTAGGCGGAATTACTTCTACGACAGTAAGCGGAGGAACAACATCATTCCCTGGTACGACAACAATACAAGCTACTGGTGGTACTGGTGGAGCACATGGAAGTTCGGGTGGTGCTGGTGGTGCTGGAGGCGTTGGTTCTAACGGAGGTGTAAACCTTACTGGGTATCAAGGAGGAAACACGGGTGGTGCTGGTGGAGACCCTCCAATGAACGGCATGGGTAGTAGCACGCATCAACGTGCTGGTAAGTACGGCGGTGGTGGAAAAGGAAGCAGTATAACTTCAGCAGACGGTGGTGCTGGAGGAGCTGGATTAGTTATTGTAATGTATTAACAAGGAGGGATGAAATGGGAACAACAATGTATGCAGGGCGTATATTCGACGCAGAAGCAATCGTAGGAGGTGGGGCAGCGACGGCAGTAGCCACGCCAATACGTATGGATAAGGCATCGTCCATGTCCATACAGACCCAGGTAGCTACAACATCGGGGAATATAGATTTAACTTATACGTATGATCTATCGTCTAACATTGACGGTCCGTGGGCAGCTGGTTCAGTATCAATCTCAGATCATACAACTTTAGCTCTTACGGACTTTGTACCGGAAGCGGCTAAGTATATCCGTATGACCGTTCTGAATAACGATGCTGCTGCAGTAACACTAACGTCAGTATTGACTATCCAGGAGGATTAAAATGGGACTAAAGCGCGGAACCCAAGATAAGATTAAGACCACAGTGACAGAGCGCGTCATCGAAAAGGTCGTGCAGGTACCAAAGTTCGTTGACGTTGTGATCGAACGGCCGGTATATAAAGAGAAGATAATCGAGGTTCCTGTTATCAAGGAAGTCCAGGTTATCAAAGAAGTCATTAAGATCGTTGAAGTGGAAAAGATCGTATCTGTGCCTAAGTACGTTCATGAGACGGTGACAGTAACTGATGTCAAGGTACATCCTGTCGTGGTACACGATGCGAAGATCGTTCAAAGAATCGTACCGGTATCAAAGCCAGAGATACGTATCAAGCATATTGAAGAGGTTGTGCGCGTACCTAAGATTGTATATGATGAAGTTCATAAGGACATAATCGTACCTGTTCTTAAAGAGAAGGACGTTATCGTCAATAGGCCTAAGTTCATTGAGAAGACCATTGAGATCATAAAGCCGAAGTACACCTGTCAAAACTGTGGGCATGAGGTAAGGTAATGGCACAACACACACGTCATACTAAAGAAGTTGGAGATTACGCGTATTACCAAGCGTATACTCTGACAAACCTATACGTTGAACAGGTATTCGGTGGCAAGATATCGACTATCAATTTGACGAACGATTCAACGACTGACACTGTCCAGTATAGCTTCGATGGAGCGACGCTGCACGGTGAGGTTGGGCCGGGGGAATCAGTTAAGGTTAACGTAGACCAGAGGGAAAGCATCTACGTTAAGGGAACAGCAGGAGGAGACGTTGTAAGGATATGGAGCTATACAGATGTCAGCGCTTCATCTGTAACAGCATCGTTTGCTCCGTTGGGAGTGGTGAACAAGAGCTATGAGGGAACACTGGTCGTCGGAGTATCTCCGTTGATCATTGACTTTAACGCTGATGCAGGACGTAACTCTAAGGAAGGGTGGGTTACGTGCGATGGAGTAGGCGTTGAGATGACAGTAGCATTCTCAAGAGACAGCATAACGTTCGGAGATGCGTGGACCATTAGGTCTGGGGAGAACACGAACTTACAGAACTTTGATATTGATACACTACGATTAACTCATACAGGAGACGATGTTCCATACCGCATCGTGTTAATTTAATGGCGGATTTCAAACCATCACAAGTAACCTTAGATGCTGGTACTGTCACCGTAGACGGAGGGTATATAAATGCCTCTGTAGACGGAATATCATCGACGACTATAAAGGCTACCGGATCAATAACTGGTGTCGGTGAGAATACGCGGATGACTATATTGACAAAGTTTGCGGATGATGACTTCATGAACATGTCGATTGTTAGTGTATCGGGAGCAGATTATGCCAAGTATTTCCTTGTCATCAATACTAAAGACCTTGACATAAGAAGGTCTGGGCCAGACAGAAACCTTCAGTTTGATTTCACAGGAGCCCCGATAGCTCTAAATTATGGAGACATTGTAGATGTTCAGGTTGAGCATTTCGTACCAGGTCAGTTTCTTGATTTTGAGGCTACTCTATATGGGTATGGTATTATAGGGTGGGTGACAGAGCTTGCCAATACGATAGAAGCAACCCTTACGCTTAACGCTCCAACGTATTCCATTGATGATGATTTCTCAGGTTCACTATTACCGATGGCGCTGACAGTAGAAGCTCCAACAGTTATAACAGTTCTTAATGAAACTGTGCTACCTTTGACTCTTCAGCTCTTTGGATCTCTTAACGCCCCTATACACGTGGCGAGATATGACAATCCATCAAGCTTAGCGCTTACTGTTGCAGTACAACAGCCGCGAGCATTGCCTGACGTTATAACAATATCTTCAAAGATTGACCTTCAGCGCACACTATGGGAGTCAGACTTTGGTCTTGGTTGCAGTGCAAATGGTCAGATTGCGTATGCTTGTCAATCAACTCCGTACTACGGGAAGACATGGAAAACAACAGATTACGGAGCGAATTGGAACCATGTGACATCTCTTGGTACAGGCGCCCAATTCGGGACTGTGCGATGTAGCAAGGATGGACTGACTGTTGTTGTTGGATCGAATACTGGTGTTTGGACATCGGCAAATGGAAGCTCGTTTACTCAGAGGTATCCTGGCGGAGGAACTGGTAACAGAAGGATATTTGACTCTGCGGTGAATGCAGACGGAAGCATCATGTATGTTGGCATAGGCGATTACTTCTCAACGATTCCTGGTAGGATGTATAAATCTACAGACAAAGGTGTTAGTTGGTCTGAAGTGCAGCCTGCTGGGAATGTAAATAAGGATTGGTTCTGGAGCAGGTGTGATGATAGTGGCAATAAGGTAATTGTTACAGCAATGCACAGCTATAATGGAGATGGATTAGCTGGTGGTGTTTGGGTATCTGATGATGCAGGTGCGACGTGGACAGAGACATTCCCTGATGGCTCTCCACAAGGAACAAAAGACTGGCGTAGATCTACTATATCTGGAGATGGCAACGTACTCTACTCAGGAAGATGGGGAGGAAGGCTTTATCGGTCTTATGACTTTGGTTCAAGTTGGACAGAGATACAGCCAGCTGGAGCTGCTGATAAGAACTGGTACATGCTGGATACTAACTATCTCGGGAATGTTTGTGCGTTCGGCGCTCAGTACGATCAGATGCCATGGCTTTCATTTGACTATGGAAACACCTTTACTCAGATATTCCCCTCTGGTGTAGTAAACTATCGATGGGGTAACGCTAGCTTAAGCGATTCTGGTACATTTATTTACTTGATGGAACAAAGCAACAAACTGTGGACCATTACTATTACTTAGGAGAACTATGGCGGATCTAGGCAGAGGAGACGGAGTTAATGCATTACCAAACGTAAAGGTTCACAGGCTCTGGACTGAGAAGCAGATAGCAGAAGTTGAGATGAAGATAAAGAGGCTTGAGATAGAAGCAGAGGAAATAATTAGGGGCAAGCTCAAAGGGATAGAGGCAGAGATTATAATGCTAAAAAGAAAAGCAGCTCTTCTGTACAACAAGTCCGACAATCTTGACAAGTTCGGGATAGAGGATGTCGTTGACATAGAGGGAATAAACGTTAAGCAGTTACCAAACAAAGGAGAGGGAAATGGCTGATGGTCAATACCCAAGTCTAGTATCAAAAAGTAGAGATATAAACGCAGTTACTAACCCTATCTTTGTGGAAATTACAAACGGAACAGCCTCAAACAGTGTAGCGTATGTTGATGATACGGTGTTCGTAGTTGCAACGGATTATGTATCGGCTACTGGTTATATCGCTGATGAGACTGCACCTGATTCTGTAGATGAGGGCGATGTTGGTATTGCTCGCATGACGCTTGACAGAAAGCAGTTGTTCGTTCTTGTTGATTCAGCTACTGATAGCCAACGCTTGTCCATTGATGCCACAGGAGCTGCATCAGTAGACCTTCCGTTAAACACAGAGACAAATCCTGTCTATGTATACACGGTCAACACTGTTGTATCAGGGAACGAGGTTCATGACTACGACACAGCGGCTTCTGTTGCCTCTGATGCAACTAGCGATCACGACTACACTGTGGTTGGAACGACGTTCCTTCTTAGTTCAGTCATTGCTTCTGGAAGTGGTAGTGTTAAGTTTGAAATACAGACAGGTCCGCTACTTTCTTTAGCGACGGTAGCTGTGGGCTTCTTAACAGGACGTCAGGGAGATACGCAGCAAGTATTCTTTGACCCTGCTGTTGAAGTCCCAGGTGCTAGTGATGGAACAGTTCGTGTTATCCGTACTAACAGGCAGGGTGCGGCAACAGATGTTTATTCAACGATTATTGGAAGTGACGTAGCTTAAATGGACAGAAAAGAGTACAAACACGAGCATTACCTTGCAAACAGAGAGAAGTATAGAGCCTTAGCTAAGGAGCGTTACCAGCGCGACAAAGGAACTCCTGAGTTTCTTGAACAACAGCGTAGGCACGCCAAGCTCTATGCCGATAGACACCCTGAAAAGGTAAAGGCAAGATATACTCTTAGGCATGCCATAAACTATCATAAGATTTTAGAGAGAGGTCTTTGCTATTGCGGCAAGAGTGGTGAAGCACATCACAGTGATTACTCTAAGCCTTTTGATGTTGAGTGGTTATGTTCTGACCATCACAAAGAGAAGCATTTTGAGGAGAGAGTTGAAGAGCGAATCGTACAATGATAATGCGAGGCTTCACAAAGAGCTAGGGTTTCTACTCTTCGCCCTCTCCTTATTCTTAGCCGGTTGTGTAACGGTACAAGACAAGTTGGATTATTATAACTGCTATTGGGGTTGTCCCAATGAGTCCGGAGAGATGGGTTGGTGTTGTGAGAAAGAAGTACCGGAAGCTGACCATCATATCTTCGACTGTGAGAACGCAAAAGAAAGGGTAATCAAATGACAAAGAAGACTGGCAAGGCTGTCCGAGACGTTCAAGGTCCGACAGAGGAAACGCCTGTTCCTTCAAATGGGGTACAGGTTCATGCAGGAAACATAGGAGTGTTAACGGTTAAGTTGCTTAATGACATTAACACTAAGCTCGGTAAGTTGTTGGAGGTGGCTAATGGCTGATATAACTGACGATACGCTAAACACAACGCTGTACGATGAGCTTGGTAATGCTGTTACAGTTGTTCTAGGAACAAAGAATCAGCTAGCCGTTGATGCTACGATCTCAGGAGACGAGTCTCCAACGAAATATCAACTGCGTTGGGATATTGATGCCGTCGGTGACTCTGTACCAAGCACAGATACCTTGCTGTTCTCGTTCTCTGGTACAGGTATACTTGACTTCATAGCTACATCATCCGGTAATGCTGGGTATGACATATCCATAATCATAGATGGGTCTGAAAGGTTTAGGACAACCATGGCAGAGCTTGGAGCCATTGGTCTTTCTAACGCAGTAAACGTACCTGTATGGGCTGAGACTGCGTTGAAGAACTTTAGGATCAATCCTTCTGAAGGGTTCGGGTTCTCTACTGGGTTTGATGTATATGCTAAATCAACTGGAGCGGCAAGAACAATTACGCACGCAGTCATGTGGAGGGAGAAAACCTAATGGGACAGGTAAACACTGAGAACACTTTTAATGCTCTTGAGATAAGAGATACGTCTATTCATGATGGTGCAGTAATTAACCTCTATGACTTTCAGTTAAAGACCATTATCATTGAGAACTCCCTTGACCAGCCCGTTACGTTTCAGTGCCAAGGTTCTGCTCACGATGACTTCTCTAACAGCTTTGACATCAACAGCACTTGGGATATACCAGCATCAACAAATGCTTACCAGACTTGCGACAGCTACTTTCCATACATGAGGCTTGTTGCCACTTGTGATACAGCTCCAACGTCCGGTACAATAACAGTAATCTTTGTTCAATACGGGGTGTGATATGGGTTCATTAGATAAGAAAGACCAGCAGGTGTGTAAGGTTGAAGAGCTTAGTGGTGGTAATGCTCCTGACATTGAGGGAGAGATAAACAACAAGCTCAAAGATGGATGGAATTACAAAGACATCATCGTTAAGGCTAACAAAGTCTATATCGTATTCTTGAGGTAATGCATGCAACAGGTATCAATTGATATAACGGAACCTAATTACTGGTGGTTGATGCTTATTGCAGTCATACCAGTTGTGCTTGCTCCTTTTGTAGCAACCTGGGTTCAGAAGAGGAGGAAGAATGTCAAGCGTTGAACTCTACGCGACGGGTATAGGGACGGCTGTGGCAATTATAGGAGCAGTTACGCTTATGGCTAAAGACTGCGGGAATAAGATCAATAAGATGTATGGTCGCTTTGATTCTCACAAGAGGCTCATGGAAAGCAACTTCGTTAGTGACAAGGTCTGCAAGATTATAAACGAGCAGATGAGAGAGGACATCCTTGAGATTAAGTCGGATGTTAAGGAGTTGTTGAAGAGAGACAAGGGCAAGGTGTGAGCGAGCATAGCTTGAAGATAGACGTTCAGGAGGTTGCTCACTGTATCAAGAGAATACATATAGAGCTTAACCTGATTGACCATATATTTCAGCAATCCTTAATGGAGGAGAGCAATGCCGAAACCAACGGAGAAGGACAAGAAGGAAAAGAAAACTAAGCATGTCAGTAAGGGCAAGGTCATGTTTGGTAACGTAGAAGAAGAAGTTGACATTGAAGTAGAAACAACACCCAACTCTAACGGCGGGTATGATACTGTGGTTTCATTACCAACGTGTCCTATAACGGCTGTTAAAAACTAAGGAGGAGTACAATGGCTTCGGGCATATATAATCGGTATAAAGCAAATCTCATGAACGGGGTTGTTGACTCCGTGAATGACACAATCAACGTAGCGCTGTATGACAACAGCCATTCCTTTACGGATACTGATACAGACTACACCACAACCAATGAGCTAGCAACTACTGGTGGTTATACTCAGGGTGGACAAGCCTTGGCTAGTAAATCTGTAACGGAAGCAGCAACGACTTACTTCGATGCAGATGATGCTAGCTGGACTTCAGCAACGTTCACGGCATACCATTGTGTTATCTACGATTCAACTGCGACGAATGACCTTATTTGTAGCATTGACTTCGGTGGAGCACAGACAGTAACATCTGGGACATTCACAATCCAGTGGCATGCAAATGGAATAATCTCATTAGCATAAGGAGACTAAAATGAGTGAAGCCACTTTACAGATCATAGCGATTCTTAAAGTCCTGCTCGTAGCAGGGTTTGCAGCTCTCTATGGATATGGTGGGATGAGCGGCAAATGGAAACGGCGATTTATCGCCCCGGTACTTCTTGGTGCCGGTATAGCGGGGTTTACATTATGGACGGATACCTTCAATGCGTGGTCCTTACTTTGTGTGCCGCTGTTATTTGGGGCCTTGAGTCTCGGATACGGGGCAAGCACCACCGCGGAAAAGATTAAAAAACGAACAATAGCAGGAGCTGCGGCAGCAATATGCTTCACCCCATTATTCTGGGTGACAGGCGCGTGGTCTCTACTATTTTTACATATAATGGTTTGTACGGCGACATCAGTTGTGGCAGGCGTATGGAACCAGACGTCCTCAGCAAGGACGGAAGAGACACTGATTGGAGCGATGTACGCTTTGATACCAATGTTGACAATATAGGAGGACTTATGAGAAACAAAGGAGAAGTTGTAATAGGAGTCATCGTAACAGCGGCTCTGATATCATCGCTGGCAACACTAGGATTGTATAAAACTAAGGAAAACGGAGTACTAAAAAATAACGGCAAGAAGATTTTGTGTAAGATGCAGAACAAGGGCGAAGACTTTTGTAATGCAGAATACCCGAATCCTGCCTAGGGGAGAACATATGAGAAAATTGATTTTTGTATTACTAATCGCTTGTGTAGCTTTTGTAGGATGCCAAGCAAAAGAAGCAGAAGCAAGTCGTGGACATAGGGGAGACCCGTGTGAATCATTCTTAAGCTCTGTGCTTAACGAGTGTGGACAACATCCGCAAGCGGAAGAGAAGTTAGAAGCTGGCGTCGGAGTTGATATTCTTCTTTGGGAGAATGATAAACTTGTCGTTGACCAAGAGAACAGACTGAACCTGAATGATGGAGCGATTGACGAAGGTGACTGGTCTACATACACAGTATTCAAACCAAAAATGGAAAAGGGTCTCTTACAGACTATCGGCGACTTCTTCTCCGGGTTATTTAATAAGGAATAAATTATGGCTATCGTATGGACGAAGTATTGGGGACCATCTGACGACGGAACAGTTCTGAAAGGGATTGATCTTCGGAACATTCAGGATGACATCAACACGACCGGACTGGCCGACGCTGATGCTATCCAGGGCGTTCCTGTAGATGAACCTACTCCGGCCGACGATGGTAAAGCACTTATTTATAACGACTCTATACCTGCGTTTGAATATGGTAACTTGAGTGGTATTCCATCTGGTTTCGGACCATCTCCGTGGCCCACAGACACAGCCCCTGCGGGCTGGTTGTTGTGCTATGGACAGGAGGTCTCACGGGTAACGTACTCTTCTCTCTTCGCTGTAATTGGAACTGATTTCGGCGTGGGAGATGGGTCAACGACGTTTAACATGCCTGACTATCGTGGACGAACTCCTTTTGGTAAGGACAATATGGGCGGAGTATCAGCTGATATTATAACCGATCCAGAGGCGGACACGATTGGCGGTGTATTTGGTGATGAGGAGCATACGTTAACAATAGCGGAAACTCCTGCACATAGTCATGACTCTAAATGGTATTCTGGGTCTGCTACGTCAGCACCTTCTTCTGGAGGTGATATAGAAACGGCTGGTACAGTAGAGGCAACAACATCTATTGGAGGAGGCGATCCTCACAACAACTTGCCGCCAGGTATAACGTCTAATTGGATAATGAAAACATAGGAGGAAATTATGTTAAAAGGATATAAAACTTATATCATCGCAATCGTTGGTGTTCTTGTGAACGGCGCTATTGCAATGGGATACATCCCAGTTGAATACTTAGCAACCATCAACAGCGTTCTTGGTTTCTTAGGTTTAGGAACATTGAGAGCTGGAGTTAAAAAATAATGGCAGTCGGACAGATCGCTAATGCAATCACGGAAGGCTTCAAACTCATACGACACATACGAGAGACGTCTGCACTCCGTAAGATGCGTAAGGCGATTGAATTCGGCGAAAAGTATATTCAAGTCAATGAGAAAGAAGGTGGGTATGACTATCTCAACGACGAGCAACAGAAAAAGAAGTTGAAGTTTTATCAACGAAAGTTTTTCAAGTATAATAATTAAGCTATGGGTGGCGCAAGACAAGGATAAACATACCAAAAACAAGCCCTAGGGCATTGCCTAAACGTCTTGTACTTGCGTCACTCTTAAAAGGAGATAGATATGGGAGTCATCAAAGGAACATCAGTGATTGTGGGAGTCATCCCGTTCACGGAGCTGTATGAAAGATTACTGAACCTTGGGCGCATTGACTCTCCAAACAACGAAGATTACGCTAAAGGAATCATCAACGACTCTTACACCCGTACGTTACCGCGCGTTGAGGATTGGAATGCAATCATAGCGAGAAGCAGCCTTACTACAGTAGATACATACAAGACCGGAACTGTTGCAGCCACTGTCGGCTCTACCACTATTACAGGAACGAGCACGGTGTGGACGACTGACATGATATCCTCTCAGGGATACAAGATAAAGATTAACGGGAACCGTGACCTATACAGATTTGATTATGTGTCGGCTACATCGGCGACTATTACGCCAGCGTTATCAGGGCCGAACGACATTACATCAGCAAACTTTCAGGTGTATAAAGACGAGTACGACGTACAGCCAGACTTTGACAGGTTCCTGAAGAACGGATCACTGTATGTGTATTCCGATGGACGAATTCAGGACGTTATTAAGGAAGTTCCACGGGACATGTTCCAAGAGGAATCAGTTGCAAGCAGACAGGACCCCGTGCGTCGTATCATTCAGACTAGGGTAAACCCTGTGACAGGCAGGAAGATGATTCAGATCAATCCGTGGCCGAATAGCGTCTACAATTACTCTTATGAATACACTAAGAAACTTTCCCCCATGAGCGAGTATCGCACCGGTACAGTAACCGTAACAAATGCGTCAGCCACTGTTACCGGTGCGGATACCTTCTTCTCGGCTAATACGGCAGTAGGTGCTTACTTCCGAGTGGACGGTAACGGAATAGCAGACTCTTCCATCTGGTATAAGATTGCTAGCGTAGACAGTGATACACAGCTAACATTGGAAGTTGTTTATGGGGATGCAAGCGAAGCTGCTCTTGACTATACTGTGTCAGAGGCTCCAGATCAGTTCCCTACAGAGTTCCACGAATTCATTTTGTATGATGGGCTAGTGGTAGTTGTCGGGGAGCAAGGAGACCCATCTGGTGTAAGCTTTGTAGCTAGACGGGACGAGATATTGACTAATCTTAAACTGAACTACAAGTCTCGCAGGACTAACACTCAATATAGAGTAGGCGATGACGGCATCCGAAGTGGACGATACTCGCGAGATGACGACGTAAGCTATAGGAGATAGTATGGCTATAGGACCAACAACAAATATAGGTACAGTAAACTTAACCGATCTTGGTGGGTTTGGGTGTAACTACGACGAGGATCCGACTTCCTTACAGAAGTCTGAGTGCCCAAACTCTATCGACATAGAGTTCGATGAGACGGTAATACGTAAGCGTCGTGGATACAATAGCATAACGGAGACCACTGGTGCGAGTGATCATGGCTATGCTCTGTACAATTTTGGTAATGACTCTGGTGTACAGAAGCTCATGGCTCACCAGGGTAACGCTGTGTACACGCTGGACAATCTAACACAAGATGGTGCGCAGACTGTCATACGATCGGACGTGCCACGGAACCAGTCGTATTTCGCAGGTGTGGCTGGGTATGTTATCCATACATTCAGAAACCACACTCCGGAGTATTATTGGGACGGTGATGCAGCGACCATGTCTCTGTTGAGCGCCAGTGCTCCTGGGTTTACGCATTGTGTAGAGGTCGCTGGGTATATCTTAGGAGCGAACATTGTAGGAGAACCACTCCGCATTTACTACGAAGACACGAATACGATGATCGGTGGGACATACACGGAATACTTTACTCTATCAGGTGGGCGTGATGACGAGATTACAGGGTTCTTTATCCACAATGGTAAGACATATTGCACGACTACAAGCGCTATCTTCCGTATCAGTTTTGTAGGGGGTGTTACGGTATGGGAGTTCCAGAAGGTTGTGGATACGACTGGAGCCGTAACGAGGACGGCAAAGGTTGTATCAACTGATGCATTGGGAGAGGTCTGCATATTCCTAGGATATGATCTGAATGTGTATATGTTCAACGATAACAATGCAAGGATAATTTCCGACAAGTACCGAAAGCCTAACAATGACACACCGATAGCTCTAGCGTATATAGACAGAGGAAAGATCGAGAACTGTCACGCTGAGTATGACGTTATAGGAAGAGCGTACAGACTATTTATTACCAAGAAGGGCGACGACGATAACAACTATTGTATGAACATCGACGTACGTAGCTTCAGTTATTACCCGTTCCAGAACATGTCGTTTGGTGCAGCTACAATCGCTCAGGACGGTGTCGGTAGGCTGTTCTTAGTAGGCGCTGACTTTGCAGGGATAATACACAAGATGTTCATTGATGTGAACTCCGATGACGGGGTAGTTATTGTAGAAAACTATGAGGCTCCGCCGCTATACAAAATGATCGAGAGGTACAAGAAGGTCGAGACTATAGACCTCCACTTCTCTCCGGTCGGTAAATACAAATTGAACTTTTCGGACCGAACTGACTTTGATAAGACGTGGAGAGCACGTACTACGATACCTATGTATAACACGCGTGATAGATACCTAGGAGAAAACTTTGTGCTAGCGACAACTGGCGTGCTTGGCAGTGATGTGTCCGTACTCGGGCCTCACGTTAACATACCTGTTACAAACAATACCTACAGATTCCGACTTAATACTAATGGTACGACGGGAGATATTTGCAGATATAGGACGGGAACGGTAGACGGTGCTGGTGGGGGTACTACCTTAACTGGTACTTCCACAGTATGGACGTCAGACATGACGGCCGAGAATGGGTGGAAGATATGGGTAGAAGACGGCGAACACAAAAATTATGTGTATACTTTCACGTACGTCTCCGCAACATCTGCGACTGTCAGTACTATGACGGGTACATCACCAGCGGACGACTTTACCGGCGCGAGCTACGAGGTATACAAGACTGGCGATGCCAGTTGTGCAAAGCGATGGGAGATGTTAAGAATAGATTACAACGTAAAACCATTAAGCGTAGGCAAGGGGACTAAGATAAGATAATGGCTAAAGTACAAGATTACGATATAACAAAAGAACAGATATCATTGCAAGACATGTTGTACGAAATTCGTTCCATTCTTAACAATGGTAACGTAGAGATTGACGTGACGAATGCGTCGTCTCCAGCATTTGACGCGCCTAACGAGACGAAGGTAGTTCTATCTGTCTTTGGAGCTCAGTACAGGCTCTATGTCAGTTACCTTGGTGACTGGTACTACACAACGATGACAAAACTATAGGAGTAAATATGGCTATTGTATGGACAAAATACTGGCAGGGCGCCGACGACGGCACGGTTCTCCAAGCCATAGACCTACGCAACATTCAAGATGATTTAGCCGATGTTGTTACTACAGACGATGTGCTGTCCATACCAAATCAAACGCAAGGGGACGTATTATATTATAACGGGTCTATCTGGACAAGACTACCCAACGGAACTGATGGACAGGCCTTGATAACAAAGGGTCTGGCAGCTAATCCTGAGTGGGGAGATCCTACTGCACTGAACATATCCGGACAGGCTACCGACAATTTACTTCAGTACGACGGGGCTGACTGGGTAGCTGTTACTCCGGGATCAGTAAGTTTAGGAACTCGTCAAGAGACATTCTATGCAAGTGGAACGTGGACTTGTCCTGATGGGATAACGACTGCGTATCTTACTCTTTTAGGCGGTGGTGGCGGTGGTGGTATAGGTGGGACTGGGTGGTCATCTGGTGGAGGTGGAGGTGGAGGAGCCATGGTAGACTATCCAGTGACAGTTGTTCCATCTACTGTATACACTGTAACTGTAGGAGCTGCTGGAGCCTCAGTCACTAGCGCTGGTCAAGCTGGTGGTGGAGCTGGAGGAGACTCTATCTTTGACCCAAGTGGTCTTAACATAATAGGAGAAGGAGGCAATGGAGGTGGCTACGTTCTTAACACATCCATACCAGGAGCATCGGCTGGAGGCATTGGCGGTGGGTACATAGATGGGGTTAGAGATATGGGAATAGTAGGTCATACCGGTGGAACTGGTACTGTTAGCACTGCTCCGCCTGGAAGGGTTGGTGGGGGTAGTCTTTACGGTACTGGCGGAACTTACGGTGCTGGCGGGATTCACACTGGTGAAGATGGCACAGGCTATGGAGCTGGTGGAGGAGGAAGCCAGCAAACCAGATTGTCTGGAGCGGGTACTATTGGAATAGCAATCGTTAAATGGTAAGGAGAGGATATGAAACCAAGTAAAGAGTTTACAATAAAAATACTTAGTAACGAGGATTTCGATAATCTTCCTTATCCTAAAGCTAAGGAGTCTCTCGGTATGTCCGTGATGGCTGAGAAGACCGCGTACATCCGACAGACCGGTGTTAAGGAAATGGATCAGGGAACTATCAGCCATGAGTTCGATGAGTTGATGCAGACCACGTCGCCACATGAGGAGAACGGGATACGATATAAAGCGTGGATACCGTGGTTGATCTCCATGGCAGGGGCCGCTTCAAGAACTTACGCTGTATATAGCGCTGGTAAAGGTGCGTACGATGCAGGTATGGCAAACACCAGAAAGAAACAAGCAGAGTCCGATCAGCGAAAACAGTGGGATGCGATGAGATCGTCCTTCTCTAATGCAACCAACGCATTTGCGCCACAGCAGGGAGCAGGGACGGGAGCACCAACTCCACTTGGTCAGGAGGACTTCAACACTAGCTTGTCTAATATGACCAAGAATGCTGGTCTTAGACAGAAGGGTGTCATGGACCAGTTCAGGGGACAGACTATGGAAGGAAACACTGCATTTAACACTGCGTCTAGTAACGCAAGGACCAGTTCTGAATTAGAGCGTAGAAATTTCCTTGATGATCAACGTAAGCTAGGATCGACGTTTGCATAATGAACAGAACGCAGACACAGTACTACCGAGACATGATGGCACGAGAGCGCGGGGTGCTGATAGTAAGAGAAGGTCATTTGTGTGGAGTAGTAACGTTCTTTATAGGGGATGACGACGATAGATTTTTAAAGTATCACGTGCCATGGGAAGTTATTGATGATGACCCAATGGGAAAGACATTATACATTGATCAGTTCGTAGCGCATAAGAAAAATAGTATGGGCAAACATATTCATCAAGAGTTTGCCGATGGACTAAAGGAACTTAAGGATAAGTTCCCTAATATAACAACAGTTAAATGGGTACGAGTTGGAGCCCAATTCCGTAAACACGGTAAAATTGAAGGAGTAACCAATGGCAGGCGAATACACAGTAAAGATATTAGATTCTGAGGAGTTCAATAAGCTGCCCTTCAAACGTATACAAGATAACCCTGACTCTGTCTATGGAGCTGCTGACAAGAAGAATAGGATTGCTTACGTACGTGACACGGGCTACAACGACATAACCAAAGCGAACATCGGACACGAGCTCGACGAGCTTATGCAGGACGTCTCTGAGCACGAGGAAGATGGCATTCGCTACAAAGATTTCAGCCAATCGTTTGGCAACTTTGGAAGCAAGATACCAGTTATCGGTAAGTTAACCGGCGGATTAGGGAAGATGTTTGGGGGCGGTATAGATATGCTTGGATCTGGTGCTAGTAAGCTAGGTCTTCCAAACTTTAATATCGGCAATCAAAGCGCAGGTCAAATGGGTCCGGTATATGGGCCTCAAACTCAGACACAGGCTTCTACAAGCAGTGGTATTAACAAAGCATCGCAGGGAACATTCGGTGATGCGTGGAAGAGCGGAGTGGCTAAAGCGAGCGCAGCTCCACGTGCCGGAGGAGTACCAACTTCAACGGCGTCAAGTGGCGGCGGAAACTGGTGGGATTCTCTTATGGGAGGTGTCGGAGATATGTTCGGCGGTAGCGGCGGAGGCGGGGACTATGATTTTGTCGCTAACGGAAAAAGCGGAGGAGGAACTAGCGTAGGAGGGTTTGACCTTGGTCAGCAGCTGAAGGGAGCGGCGCCTGGTGCTATCGTATCCATGCTTGGTAATTTGTTTACTAACAAAGTGGACTCGCCAGACTTCAGTGGTGTCGGGGACAAAATGGAAAGTAGGATCGGTGGAAAGGACGGGTTAGGATCAGAGCCGTTCAACTTAGGCATGACTGAAGCTCGACGACAACTTGGCACGGAGCCCGGGACAATTCCACCTGCTGTGTTAGCTGAATACGACCTGCGTGAAAAAGAAGAGATTGAGAACTTAACATCCAGGTTCAGAGGAGCGCAAGGTAGCGGTGAGATGAGTGAGTCGGACACGTCTCGATACGGTACGTTACGTGCTGAGATCGTTCGTAAGTGGGACCAATTAAAGAATCAAGCAGAGTTTGAATACCAGAATGCACAAGAGGCACGTCACATTGAGACCATGCAGACTGTGCTTAACTTAGACCAAGCTCAGTTTAATCAGTACGCACAGCTGGCTAACTTGGAGATATCTGAGATCATGATGAGATATGGTAACGATGTACAGACCGCTACGCAATTCAAAGAATTGTTTGGTAACATTGGCGGAAGTATGATGGATAACGCTTTTCAACAGCAACAAGCATAGGAGATAAACATGCCAATAAACGCACCCAGCCCACTGGAATCCTTTCAAATGGGAAAAGAAGGCGGCAGAGCCAACAGCCCTATTACTGGCATAGGACTTGCTATACAAAACATCGTCGATGACGCACGTAAGAAAGGGTTGTTGAAAGCACAGTCTCAGTTCCAGATGGAAGGAGCTGATCAGAACGCTATCCTTAAAGAAGGACGTGCAGAGGAGCGCTTAGGTTTACCAAAGACAACAACGTTCATCGGAGCGACTGAAGACCAAGACCGTACGTACACAGGAACACGCGGAGAAGATGTAAAGTCTCTTCCTAAAGAAGACAAGAGCAGTGCCTTGATGGAAGCTATACTCCGCAAGATGATGCCAGGAGAAACTGATCCAGCATCTACTGATAAAAATCTTACTGGATCTCTAATGGATAGAAAAGTAGCACGGGCTAACCAATTAATGCAAGAGGAAGGACTTAGCAAAGAAGCAGCCATACAACAAGCATCTACGGAGATAACAGAATAATGGCAATTACCGCTGCAGACTTCGAGACCATCAATAAAGGTTCCGGCGCAATAACAGCTGCTGACTTTGTAACAGCTGACGACTTTGCGGAAGATACCGGGCCTTCTTTCTTACAGAACATTGGAAGCAAGTTAAACACTCCTACTATCGCTAATCCTCAAACAGACGTGAGTCTTATCGGTGACGTTATGAAAGGAATTGGAGGGGGCGTATCTGATGCCTTCTCTCGTTTCAAGGAACGCTCTACTCCGTTAACATATGAGGAGACACAGCGTAAAGGAGACCCGAACGACCTTGAAGGAGCACCATCAAAGAACTTCCTCGGTGATATACGAAGCAATATAACAATGGAAGAAGGATTTCCAATGACACAGGCTGCCCGTGAAGGGGACATACCGCTCGTGTCATCTTTAATCCCACAGACAAAAGGAGTTGTACCAGGGGCGGCACGCATAGGAACCAGTGCCATTGGCTTCGGGTTAGTCTCCATGTTCAACCTATTCCGCACCGCTCCGTCG